TTCCTGAGTCAAGCAAATTCTGGGATAAATTAGGTTATAAACCTTATCTTCCTAAACCCGATGTTAGTGGTCTAGAAGGAAGGTCGGCCCAAGCAAAATTGGATCTTTGGGAATCCAAGAGGATGAAGGAATTAAAGGGGATAACAAAAGCCGAGGAATCTGATTCGATGTACCTTCCTCGCCATTCTTGCATGCTCATCTGGTCTGGCCTCAAGACCTTAATAGTGAAGGAGAAACACTTCGAAGGCATGCTCAAGAAGAAGATGAACCTCTGCGACGACAATTACAAATATGGTGACATTGTTCTTACCCGGATGTTCGAGATGACTAGGGAAGAAGTTGACAGGAGTAGGAAGAGGAGCAGGTTAACGGATCTGGATATGGAGGACTGGAAGGGAGCTAAAATCTTCTACGGGTATGACTTTGAATTCGAACCTCTAGAGGAACCGCAAGAGGTCAAGGTGCCACATGGCGCTCAAACCTTCTTTAACATTGAGAAGGTTGATGATTGGTGTACTTCTCAGGGAGGAAGTTGGATTACAGTTGAAGGCAGACATCTTTGTGTCGATGCCGAAAAGGCTGTAGAAGGAGGAAGGAAAGAACAAAGAATATTTCATGGAAAGGGTAAATCAACCTTGTTTGTCACTGATAACAACACCGATCCATATTTGAAAGATAAGGTTAGATCTCAACTTTCTTACATGCCGCAAAGATTTACAGAAAATCTTGGGCGGGTTGAGTTGAGCGAGGAAAGAAGGACCATTTCAGATCATTTTGGCGGTTATGACAAGACACCGGAAGAATACAAACCCTATGCTGAACATCCATCGGGAGGGGTTTTTAGTCGTAAAGGGGATAATAGGAGTATTACAATTTTTCATGGAGGAAATTTCTCTACATTTTCTCACGAATTTGGTCATCAAATTTATTCTGAATTGCGACCAGATGAAACTGCGACTTGGAATCGGCTTTGGGAACGACATAAGGATTCCCTGACAGAATATGGAAGAGTAGATCCATCAGAAGGTCTTGCCGAATGGTTTAAAGAAAAACGGACGACGGGAAAATCTCGGTCGCCGGAACTGGACGACTTTTATGATCACGTCATGGTCTATGGTTAACATATTATCAAAATCATGCGAGGGAAAAGAATGAAAGAATTTAAAACTTCGGAAGGAATATGGCTTCGAGAAGAAGATAAGCAAGGCCGTTTAATTAGAGAATTTTTCATTCCAAAGGGGAAGGAGGAAAAGAAAAGGGAAAACCCGATCTTAGCTGAATATGAGGAGTTAGCTAAACCGGGCGAACCATTACCCGACAAATATTATAAATTCCATTCTAGCGTTAAGGATCCTAAGTTCGTACTTCAGAGGCATTATCCGACCGGGAAGAAGGTGCCGATAAAACCGGGTGAAGAAGAACCTCAGATGCATAAGAGCTTCGTAGTCGAGTATGATGAGAAACACCCTGAGGCTTTGACCGGTCTAATGTCTGACCTGATAGACCAATACGAGGAACTAGACGAGAAGGAACGGGTCAAGATCGAGAAGAGCACATTCGGTGTCCTCTTCGAGGGTTTAGTGGTTAAGATCCGAGACCATTTGGATTTGAGGATGGAGATAAGTGATTCTAAATTAGTTGGTGTCACCATTCACCCACCGGTCCCGGGAGGAATAACGGCTTGGGACGCTTTTAAATCTCGCATGACTGGCGAAGAAAAGACTCAGGTCACGCCTAAGTTTGAACACCCTCATCCTTGGCTGACTAGGGAAGGAGAATTAAGATTTCCAACGAGGCACAAGGAACCTCAAGAGGCCCATTACCTAGAAGTTGCTAGGATGGACATCATAGACACTGGACCGGTTAAGTTCGGGGTTCAGAGGGAAGACCTGCATGAATTCTTCTTCTACGGGAAAATCCTAAAAGGCCGGTGGGTAATAAGGAAGTTGAAGATAGGAACAGAAGCAGCTCATTGGGCTTGGTTGCTAATGAAACCATCCGACCAGAGACCATTAGACCCTGTTCTGCATCGGGATAATGGGCATGTTAAGATAGAACGAGTAGCTGAGCCAACGACAGAAGAACGTTCCCATATAGAAGAAGAGACTCAAGCGGCTAGGGCGGAAAGAGGACAGGAAATTTAGGCTCTTATACCGTCGAAGGTTATTGTCAGGGCTATTTGAATCTTGAATTCTAACTGTAATAATTCCCTAATCCCTTCAGACGTTATGAAGTACTGATGTCGGAAACGATCTGGCTTCGTGCGTCCTAAACCCGGTCTAGTTCTAAGCCAAGGCAATTTTTCTAAACTTGAGGATATGAAATTCTTCTTCTTCAATTCGGCTATGAGAGAATAGAAATGGCCTAAGGGGAAGTCGAATTGAAGGGCGGACATCTTCTTCCTGATCTGGTAACGAGTGATGTAAGGATGGTCCTTGAGCACCTTGAGGATTATGCACTTTTCTAGGATATACTTGTCTCTCATACGTGGTACTTCTCGGGGTGAATGAATAGGTTTATTATATGGGGTAAATGACTTAGGTCTTTAAAGTCATTGGAATTGAGACGGAGGATCCTGATGCCGAATGAACCAATGTACTTATCCCGTTCAGCGTCTCTCTCCTTCTGTCCCGGAATAGCAGTATGAAATATCCCGTCCACTTCAATCAGGAGCATCCGATCGAAGTCGAAGAAGTCCAGTTGATAATAGGATCCTTTAGGCGAGGGGAATGGGCAATTGTGAATGAAATTATTCTCTTCTTTGAGTAGGACTAAAGCGGCGAAGGTGTATTCCTCTAGGGTGGACCAGCAGTTGATGTAATACCGTTTAGACACGTTCGAAGAATACTTGATGAAGGCCCGTTCCTTAGCTGAAGTCGGAGGCATTGGCCGCTTAATCGCCTTCAAGAAGGCTCTGTAACCATTGAACCTGTGCATGATCATGTCATAGAGGAAAGGATCCTTCTTCTTGACCTTCTGGTATCTGGGCGAGTGATGTGGATCCGGGAATAGGGAAATGAAGATTTTCTTCAGTCTCTGTCTAGTCCAAGGATCATTCATTTCTCTCTTTAAACTTCTTGACAAATTCCATCATGCCTAGGAAGATATCTTTCTTCTTAGATAGACCCAATAAATCTCCGACGTACCAGAAGGCGGAATATTCTCCGGCGCTTAAATCAAGAAGAAGGTGCTTTTGATTTCTAGGTTTCATCCTAATTTCTTCCTTCAATTTGGTAAATGTGTCTGGGTGCCGTTTAAACCATACCGAAATGGCCTGTCTTGTTATGGTTCTATTATTTGCATTGGAAATGATCCTTGCAATTCTGGAAGGGGAAATAGTTTTAAATTCCCGGACTATTAAAGGTAAATCATGAGAAACCTTAAATATCCTTTTCATAATCCTTACTCCTTCCCAATTCCATGTTTCTCTATGTAGGATTTAATAGCATCTTGAATTATTTCATTTAGAGTCTTACCATTCCAATATGCTAAGCCTTTAAGTTTCCTCCACGTCTCAGGTTCTACTTCAATAAGGTGCTTAGTCGTTTTAATCCCTATTATAGAATAGTACTCCGGAGTATTAAAATGTTACCATTTAATACTGTGTTTATAAATCAGGGAATGGTCTATGTACTTGTACACTAGAGTGAGTAGCATGGCTAGTTGTGAACGAGAGAGATGCTTACCAGACACCCAACCCGGTCTTGATTCTGAGTTGGAAATATACAAGCATCCTCTCGTCCAGTCACTCTTAGACGCTCTACCCCAACCCCTTGCTCGCACTCCTTGGTCATTCACTTTTCCCATTTCTAAGAAGATGGAAGAAGAAGGAAAAATCATTATCGCTGGTTATGCTTCCGTAGAGGTCATCGACAGCCAGAACGAACTCATACCAATACCGGTTCTAAAGGAGGCATGGGTAAAGTTCAAGGCTAATAAGTATTTTGCTACCGGGTCACTCATGCATTCTAACATTCCTGTCATTAGGATCCTAGACGAGTATAAGGATTCTAAGGGTCAGGTCTGGAAGAGCGAAGTCGACGACACCGGTCTCTTTATCGTAGCCGAAGTCAGGAACGATATCGAGAAGGGGTTGCAGACGATTGAACTTATCAAGGATAATAAACTTACCGGGTTCAGTATAGGAGGGGAAGCCCTAGCCTCTTCTATCATCTGTGAAGGGAAATGCTACACTAGGATAGACAAGATGGAATTACACGAAATAGCGGTTGTGGACCGTCCGGCAAATCAACCTTCCGTCTTTACCATAGTCAAGTCGGACAGGTTGAGAAAATTGGCGGAATTGACTGAAGCCCTTCCGGATCTAATCATCAGTCCGGGAGTAGCCAAGGTTGCAGGTTCAGTAGCCGAATTAGGAGAAGGTCACGATTTCGACCTGATCATAACTGCTTCTGAAGGTTCATTTGTTGACCGGGCAATTCAAACTCGGATCTTTAATGAGCTGAGGAGAAAAGGGAAAGAAGACCTTTGGAAGAGTCTACATGTCATTCACGAGCCGGAAGGTCTAGGACCCTTTACCGATCACTATGATTTATTCGACCTTGTCCTCTTAAGGTCTACACCTCATAAAAGGGACATGACCTACACCGGAGGAGAAAAGACTAAGAACTCCCTCAATGATAAGCTCGTAGAGGAATTCAAACTTAATCCGGGTCAAGCTGGTCTATTGATCAACTGGCTCGGCGATGCTGCTAAGAAATTAGTGGCTGTTGGGACAAAGAAGGAAAAATTCGAGTGTCCCATTCTAGTCTCAGTAGAGAAACTAGATGAGGCAATAGACAAGGCCAATTCAAGTAGGATAATGAGAAAATCCATATCTCATCTTGATGAGGCAATTTCAAAGTTATCTCTTAATCGAGAAACTATAACCTCTTAAGAGGAAGGAAAGAAAGATGCCAGAAATTAAAGAACCGGAAAAACCTAAGGAAGAGGAACCGAAAAAGAAAGCATGTGAGGAACCAGAGAAATATCCTAAAGAGGAAAAGGCTGAAGCCGCCCCTCATTGGGCTATTGAACTGGGAGCGAAGATCGACAAGCTTGCGGACGCCATAATCCGATCAGCGGCTAAACCTGAAGAGGTTAAGCCGGAAGAGGAAAAGCCGAAGGAGAAGACGAAGGCTGATGCTTATCCGAAACCGCCTGAGGAAGAGAAACCGAAGGAAGAGGGAAAGGCTGAGCCGGAGAAGTATCCTTACGGCAAGGACGAAGAGAAGTTCAAGAACATGATCGAAAACGCAATCAAGTCGGCCAATATACCGGATGTTGTTGAGAAAGCAATTTCGAAACGTCTGGTCGAGGAACCGATCGAGAAGCGCGCTAAGGCTGTGGGTCCTGAGAAGGAATCCGAAGTCGACATTTCTCCAGAAGCACTAGGCAAGTTGTCTTTTAGAGAAGTCGAGGCACTGGCGAAAAGACTGGGGTCTTAGACATGCCAGAAACAATGGAAGAATTCCTAGCCAAATTCTACGGTCCTAGAAAGAGACTGTTGAAGACCGCAACCCAAATATCGGATGCTGCAGTCGCTGCTGGGTCTAGAACTCTCTGGGAACCAATCTTTGGTGCTAAGGTCTGGTCATGGCTGAATCTGGAAGCTAACGTATTCGCTATTCTGCCGAAGGAACCATGGGGCAAGTCAGGCTGGCGCATACTAACCGCTCGAGCACACGAATCGGGTGGAGGCATAGCTGAAGGCACAGAGGGTGGAGGAATTCCAGCGTCTGTGACTCTCACCTTTGCTGAGGTATTGGCCGCACCTAAACTAGTCGCCCACACCTTCGACATAACGGAACTAGCGGAATTTCTAAGCTCAGCCGACGATGCGATAGACCTGTTCCCGATTTACCGAGAGGAAATTGGGAAGGAACATGCCTCCTGCATCAACAAAATGCTGGTTGGGGACGCTAACACTGTGGCCGGGAATAACTTCGAATCTTTGGACCGTGTTATAGCGGCTAAATCCGAAATAACCGGTGGAAGATTCGGTGCTAACGATCTAGACATTTATGGTCTAGACCGAGACAGTCCGACGACCTACGATGCTTACGTAAGTCACAACAGTGGCACAGACAGGGACCTAAGTCTGTCTCTCATTGATACCGTACTTCAAAATGTATGGGATAATGGAGGCTTACCTAAGGTCATTCTGACCAAGACCGACAGCATGATGCGATGGCAGCAACTCCTCGAAGCCGAAAGACGATTCATGGATACCGCTAGGGTAGTCCCTACCTACGGCGGCGTGCGTGGACCGGCTCCGGGTGTAGAGGCAGGATTCCTAGTCGCAACCTACTTTGGCATACCCATCATACCGAGCATAGACATTCCAGTGGATGACACTATAGGTCCAATATTCTTCATCGACACCGATTTTCTCAAGTTCGCGGTTGCTCAACCGACGACCTACGTGGAATCGGGCAAGGGTGAAGGATTCATCTATAGGGGATACTTCAAGACTCAGGGTCTGTACAAGACAAGGGGCGAGCTTAGGGCATACCGGTTCAACGTTCACGGCAAGCTAGTAGACCTGAAGTAGACAGTTAGTCCGGAAGGATTAACCTCAACTTCTCTCCTTTACTTGACGGGGAAAGGTCCGGTATAGGACCTTAAACTATACCAAATAACAAAAAAAAGGAAGAAAGAAAATGGGGGGAACGAACGACTTAAGTCTTGGAAAAGCTGCTTGTCCTTTCCTAATCACGGGAAGACGATCAAAGCACTTCGACATGGACGGTAAACTATCGGTTACTTTGGATACGACCGCATTGGCCGCAGTTGAGACAAGAGAGTCAGTTGCTAGTGAAATAAAACTGACAACTAACAGCTCTTACTTGACCGGGGATAGTCTGGTTTATTCCGGTGGAAGAGGATCATCCGCCTTAAAGATCAACTTGACGCACTCCGGTCTAGGTGGCGGACACGGAATATACGTGGCTTTAACTAATACCGGGGCACAGGTCACGGCTGGTCACGGCGTAGTCGGAATCAAATGCGTGGTTACAAATGCTGCCGCCTTGAGTAATGGTGTCATTTATGCTGCTCAGTTCATAGCTAAGCATAATCACGCCACCAATGTGATGACTGCTGAAGCCAGCCTTATTGGAGTTGAAGCTTGGGCTTACCTCGCCAACGATGGACCAGCCAGAACAGCGATAGGAGCAAACTTTGCTATCCATAACGAATGCACAGCGGCAATTGGGGCCGGTTCAGTCCACAGAGTAGTTCAGATAGTATGCGATCTAGCCTCGGGCGCTCAGGCGCCGACTGAAGGTTCTGCTCTATGCATTTGGAACTTTGTCGGGGCATGGGACAACGCTATCAACATCGTCAATTCTAGCTCGGGTTTCACTAATTTCGTGAAGTTCACTGATGACGGGGCGCCAGCCAAATCAACAGAAGCGGTAACTGGCACTCAAGCGGGCTGGATTAGGGTGCTGATAGGTTCTGTGACAGGCTACATACCAATCTATCCGACGCATACTTAGGCAACCTAAATAAACTGGGAAGACTAGATAGATATAGGTGTCAAAATTGAGGAAGATAAACCTGAAGCCCTATAAAGTGTCAATCACTACACCAGAGGGGATTAAGGAATTCGACTATGACATTAAGACGTCTATCGAGTCTATTCTACTGTCCTCGGGACCAATGACCGAACAGAAACTGTCGATGGTTGAGGTGCTTAGGAATGCTAGGCTGGCTGAGAAAATAAAATCAGCTCAGGATGACATTCTACTCGAAGAAAGCGAGTATAGTACCTTAAAACAATCCTTCGACGCCTTCAAGGGGTATAGCGGAAACGAAGTCGAAATGTGTCGCCGGGTGCAAGAAGCGGGTCACGTAGACGTCCAAGAGAAGAGAAAGAAATCATAGGTTAGTAAACCTTTTCTTAAGTTTCTACTCTAGGCCAGAAGAGTAAAAATAAACTGGTTCAAAATAAAAAAAGAAAAGAAGGAAAGAATGAATGGCTCTTACAATCGTGCAAGAGTATAAAGGATCCTTAGCCGGCTTGCTTAAGGTCATCATATACAAGATCACGGACTCAAGTGGGGACGGAGGAGTAGTGAATGCGGCCGTAAATCATATTTGCTGGGTTGGGGCGACTAACCTGAGTAGAGCAGTCTTCATGAGCACAATCTGGACCGACGATTCCGAGGCAATAACTCTCGGGGCGGAAGGAAGCGCTGGCGACGTGATTCGACTGGTAGTCTTCGGATGGGGCGGTTAAGATGTCCAAAGAAGAAAAGAAGGACTGTGCTGAAGGGCTCATCAAACTCGTCAACAAGCCCAATGCTTGGAGAATGGAAGCCACTCACGTGCTGATAGACTTTGGACACGACATCAAGACCCTCAAAATGGAATGTGCTGCCGTCCTCGGCTTAGCAATCCTTATTTTGGGTGTCATGGTTAAGTTAGCATTAGGGTGAGACGATGACAGACATAACTTTTACCGTATTCAAGAAATCCTACGCCGACAACATTACTGATGCTGCCTTTCAAACCGCATTGAAGACGGATTTAGACGCTCTGACGTGCAATACCGTTTACGAATTAAGCATCGAGCATGTTCAAGGATTCTGGGTTGTCATTTTGGTTTATGCCTAGGGATAAACCATGACTTATACGCCAAAATACTCTAACCAAGCAAAAGTTGCGGGTATAACACAGTTCGCGGCATCAGGTTCCACTACCCCAACTGAGACTCAGGTCCTTACTTGGATAGAAGAGGTTGAGGCGGACGCGGATGCTAGGTTCTTAGCTTCTTATACCGTGACTGACCAGATTATAGACGTGGATCCAAAACTGAACTATCCTCCCAAAGGTACGATCGCTTGGTTAGAGGCAATCGCCGGGGCTGGATTCGAAGAGGCCAATGCCGGGGTATTAATACCTCCCTTCAAACCGGTAGTGAGCGTGACGTCGATATATAGAAGGACAACCAGTCTAACCGAGACAGCCGTATGGGAGCTTCTAACCGAAGGTCCGGGATCAACGGCCAGCTTCATAATCATGAAGAAGCCGACTAAGACGGGGCAGTATCTGGGAGTAGCAATCTTCTTCTACCAGAATGAGCCGTACGT